GAAAAAACATAGTCGCCAATTTTCATTTTCATACCCTTTGAAGTGTCGTTCGTTTTCATATCTATTATACGCTGTTCGTTTGAAATGGTTCGGTCGATATTTCAAAACTTACGATATTGCAAGTTTTCTTTCCAAGGGACTCCGACGAACAACGAGAATATGGTAAAATAGAGAATCTAAAAAGTATTGGCAATTTAGAGAGGATAGATAAGATAGGGGGTTTTTATGTTTTTCAAAGGAACCCGCCAAACTACCGGACAAACCCGGGGTGGTGCAAACATAGTAGGCGACCCCATACATAATTGGCCAGTTTAATGACCACTTATTCCACAGTCACGCTTTTTGCCAAATTCCGTGGCTTATCAACATTCTTGCCCCTTAACACTGCTGAGTAGTAAGAAAATAGCTGCAAAGGAACTATTCCCATCACTGGACTCAAAGCATCAGTCACCACAGGCACCCTTATCTTATAATCCCCCAACCCAGCATTCTCAGAAAATACGCTTATCACTTTACCATCTCGTGCCATTATCTCACTAACATTATTTACCAGCTCCCCATACTGCCCCAAATTATTAGCAAGAACGATCACTGGCATATCTTTATCAATCAAAGCAATAGGCCCATGTTTCATTTCGGCTGCCGGATATCCTTCAGCATGAACATAGCTTATCTCTTTTAACTTAAGAGCCCCTCAAGAGCTATTGGAAAATTATATCCACGCCCCAAGAATAAACAATTAGTCATACCCACAAACCCTTCTGCTAAAAATTCTACACTCTCATTACATTTCAAACACTCCGTAGTCAAATCTGATAAATCCCTCAAATCGTCTATTATTCTTTTTCTATGATCCAAACCCATAAGCCCACATGCTGCTCAATCCACAAACTCAACATTAATAAACAAACTATCTGACTAGTAAAAGCCTTAGTACTAGCAACCCCCACCCCATCATCATTTATTCCCAACACCAAAGGACTTCCTTTTCTAGCCACTATCATTTGACCAGTTTTCCCATCTAACAATACCACCCCATAGGCCCCCACAATTTTCCTTAGAGCGCACTTGACGCTCGTTTAAATATCCTTTCCTTCCTGCAAAAAATTATAAATTAGATACAAAAGGATCTCAGTATCAGTATCGCTAATAAAATTGTACTTCTTTTCAAGAGAGAGAGCTTTAGCTCTTCATAATTTTCTACTATTCCATTATACTCTAGAGCTTGAAGTCCATTCTGCTTGCCTTTGTAAGCTACTATACCACACATAGTTTTTTAGTACCGATAAGGATAGTATTGGTAATTGTGATACTGTGCTTTGTAGTGTCTACAGAATGGAACGTAGCTTTGAACATAAGGAGCGATCACTACTGGAACCTGAATATATTGAACTGTTGGAACATTCACTGGCACCATAGTAGTATAATAATTAGTCACAACATAATTATAAGTAACATACTGAGTTGTATTAACCACAACAGGAACCACAGCTTGATAAACTATTGGATATTGAGCATTAACTATTGATGTTAAAGTTAAAAAGCAAAACAAAGAACATAATAAAGTTTTCATAAAAGATTCCTTTAATTTTCAGAAGCCTCCAAACACTAAAGTTATTATAGGTCAATTCCGCCAAAATGGTTTTAAAGAAATTTTTAAGAGACCGTCTTGTTTGGGGTATATTATAGTGAAACCCTACAGACTTTCAGAAGGAGAGACTATGTTAAATAGCAGTCAACCATTTTTATACAACAATAATAATGGACAAAAATGTCTCCTTTATTGCTATGCTGATTCACTAAAAACATTATTTTTTGGTAATGAATATTCATTTCGTCCATGGAAAATTCATCATAAAAATTATACCACTAATGAAATCCTTAATATTCCTACTCCAACAAGCCATGAAGTTCACGGAGAAGTGGTTTTAGAGTGTAATCCTCATTGTTATTCAAATAAACTATTTTATACAGCAGGATTCAACCAAGGACCAAATACTCCAATAATTTATTATCTCTGTTCTTTAGATATTTCACCATTAGATCCAACAACAGTTTCAAACTTCACTGTAATTCAACAAACTTTTAGTGGAACAGTAGTTGATAATGTTCCTTATTACGCTAATCCTAATAAGAACGGAAAAGTATTAAAGGGAATTGAAAATCCAGAAGAATTTGATTTAGGATTATCTTATATCTACAGATTAAATAAGATATTTAATGAAGATAAATTCTTAGTAACAGGACAAACAGCCGACAGACCATATTTTACCCTATTAACAGATGGTTCATTCAATATTATTAAAGAACTCAAGAACAATAACGATGATCCCATCTATAAGTGCTCATTACTAAATAATAACTTAGTTTATACAATTAAGCTAGATCAAGAAGGTTACGAATCACGAGAATTAGCAGAGGAGACCATCAATGGCTGATAAAAGCGATAGATTTTCTTTAAATGGATTTAATTTACAAAAACAATTTAGCGGTTTACACGCTAGAAGACCAGAAAATTTAAATACATATTTTGATACAAAAGTACTAGCAGTACCTCCTACCTTCGTTTCTATTTTAACTGTAAATATTATAAATCCTGGATCTAATTATTCCAATAACATGGGCATTAGATTTCCCACACCTCAACATCCAAATGGAACAAGAGCAACAGGTGATGTCTATTTAAATTTAACAAAAAACTGTTTTTCTATTGCTAGTGCTGGCAGTGGCTATGTTGTTGGAGATGTTTTTGGAGTATTTGATCCTAATTTAAATAATACTATTGTAGGAATTATAAATATTATTTCAGTTAATGGTAGTGGAGGTATTACTAATTTTGATTTTATTTCCTATCATCCTATTAAATCTGGTGGAAATGTTTGTGTTGTTGATTTATCTAATGGTTCTGGTACTAATGGCTCCATTACAGTTAGAGCAGAATCAGGATATACCATAAACTCTATAGATATGACAAATTATGGATCAGGATATCAAACCTATCATAGAACTACCGGAGCAACTATTTCTCATGATATTTATTTATATACAATGGATAATGATAGCTATGACGATAATAGTAGCGGAAATGGAGCACAATTTACTCCTAGCTTTAATGCTATTGTCAAACTATACACTAAGTCTGATCCAAGATCAAGATCATATCATGAAGACAAAAGCGGAGATTCGGTTCTTAGCACAGATACTGATATAAATTACTACTATTTGATTAAAAATTATTCCTTATCAGATCCAACGAGGTAATATTATGCCAATATTCACAGATCCATTTGGGTTTTTCGGCGGAAGATGCAGACCAGACGATGATGGAAATGGTTTATTCTTTGAAAATAGTTGTGATATTACTCCAACATCATGGTCTTTAGACGAGCTTGGTTCCCCTGGTAGGGGAGGTACTGGTTATGGAAGTGGTGGGGTTTCTGCTTCTGGTCCAGACTTTGTACTAACCGGACTTGGACCATCATTTACTCCTGAGTATTATGCTTATACTGGATATCTTAGATTAGAAGTAACTTGTAGTGACGGAAGTAAGCAAACTATTGATTCATGGACAACAATTGATGGAGGACCAACACGATCATTTAATCATACTTATCCTAATCCATGCTGTAATGGAAAAAATAACACAAGTGCTGATACAGCCAAGTTAATAGCCCTATTTACAACATCAAAAACAGCAGCAGATCGATTAAAAAATGCAAACAATCTTTTATTTCATCTCAAAAAATTCCTTAGCGCAGAAGCATTTGCTCTTTTTAGAAATAGTTTAGTAGCAAGAGGTGCAGAATTTACTAATGGTTTTAATACTCTTACAAAATTGCCCGAAGGTTCATTTTATACAAATAAAATGCCTCCTCCTTTTGATCAAATTCCTAACAATTTCAATACTATGATATTGAATGCTCTTAAAAAAGCAGCAGAAGCAGCCGGTGCTGCTGTAAAGGGTGCCGGTAATATAATAAAATCTATTCCTATGATAATGCCTCAGCCCTTAATGCCAAATTGGGATCCTGTTTTAAATAGATTTCGTAGACCAGGAGAACCAGCTCATGCATGTAATGATCCTGGCACTCTAAATCCTGGAGTAGGAACAGCAATATTAGCTTCAACAAATGGAAGAAATTCTATAAATTTAGCCAATATTTATGGACCTAGTATGAGTCCATCATTAACTTCTAATAATCATGTTATTAATGCTTTTGGGGGTTCTCCTCCAACTTCATTTCCAGTAATTCTGACAGCAAAAAAAGGATAAATTATGAATAATGCAACATATTATAGATATGGCTTAGGATTACAATATCAATTTAAAAATAGTCCACAAACTATTGGCACCAATCAATATCAACCAATAGAGAAATTGATGGATTATTCTGTTAGTCCAGCCCCAAGTAATCTTAGATATATTATCACAGATTATCCAGATCCTATCATTGATGTAAACTATATAAATCAAACTACCAAACCAGATGTTCATAAAATAAATATTCCTATGGGAGTAGCAGCGACTGGACTCACTTTATTCTCAAGAGAAGGACTATTCACAATAAATGGGGTTAGCAGAATATCAAATAAGCAAGCAGAACAATCTATAAGACTAGGCACAAATCAGTTTAAAAGTAACTTCAGTCACTATAGACCATAATTAAAAGGAAATAATAATGGCTGACAACAGCAATACATTTTCTATGAGTGGCCTTCCACGAAATAAAAAACTCAGTGGACTACACTCTCATAGACCAGAGAATATAGACTTGTATTTTGAGAGAAAAAGCATAAAAGCCCCACCACAATTTGTTTCCATACTCAATCTTAGTGTTACTAGTATGGGATACAACTATAGTAAAAATACCACCTTAACCTTCCCTACGCCAGAACATCCAAGCGGAATAAGAGCATCAGGCTATCCATTATTTAGTATCTCTAAAAATTCTTTCAGCATTAGTAATAGTGGCTCTAATTATTCTATAGGAGATGCTTTTCCCATATTTTCTTCTGGAGATCTAGTTGGAGCATTTTATGTTACTAACACAGGAATTTCTGGAAGAATATCAGATTACGACGCTTATTCTGTTCCATTGGACCTTAATAATATTTCATCTTCAACCATAGATTTTAGCAGTAATCCAACAGCTTCAATTTCTAATAATGACAAATACAACATATCTTCAGCAGTATTAGGTTTTCCTGGACTTGGATATCAAACCTATCATAGAATTACCGGATCTGGAATAAATCACGATCCGATAATTTCTAATGCTGGATCTTCTAATCCTCTTCCTTCTGGACTAGTTATTAAGAGCTCAATAGATACTTGTGTTCGTGTCAAAATAATCGAAGACCCTAGAATTAGAGAGACTAAAATAGATAAATTCAACTCAACAAACTATGGACTAGATCAGCAAAAATATTACATGATCGTTAATAATTTTTCTCTTGGTGATTTTCCACATAATTCTTCAGGACTACCTTTAACTCCTTTTTATTCTGGAAATTTATTTTGGAACAGAGTAAAATTTAGCGGAAATGGAGATTCAACATCTCCATTCGTAAAAGCGTCGATTTCTGCTGGAACATCTGATGGTATGTCTATTAAAGTCACAGCTAACGGTTACATTAAAATAATAGCTTCCAACGTAACTAGTAACACAAGATATACTATCACCGTAACTCCTTCGTCAGGATCTTCTTTTACTACTGTTGTAAATTTAGGAACTAATGATGGATATTCTGGTTTTTTAAACTCTTCTTTTGTGGTCAGAGAAAACGATCAAATTACTTTTAATGGTACTAATGTTTCTTATTCTAATCTGTCTATATTTTATAGTAGCACAATACTAATTTAAGGAATAATTACTATGCCAATTCTTCCATTCACAAATCCTGTAGGCTCACTAACCCTTGCTCCAAGTGAAGGAGGGGGATTTCCACCTCAGGGCTGTGCTCCAATTCTTACAGTAACCAGTGTTTGTTCGCCAATATCATTAATTATTTGTTCTTGTATTAATAAAGGATATGCTCCTCCATCAGGCTGGACCCTTTTAATGGCAATAGCTGAGGCAGGTGTTGTTGCCGTATTGGGTGGTTCTGTTACTTATAATTCCTCGAATGAAACCGTCACTCTTAATGATTTGCCAGAATCATATATTAGACCTGGTGCTGGCGGTGGTTCATGGGCCCCTGGCACAACTTTGATTCTTAATGTAAGTTGTTCAGACGGATACAACACTCAACAATTAGCTATTTGGGATAATTATGGAATACATTCTTTAAATCCTCAACTTATCTTTAATGTTCCAGTAACATTTACCACAAATACATTCCCAAATCGTTGTGGAGCAGAAGATTTGGTCGATGTTAGCACCATCACAACAAAAGAAGCTTGTGACCAAGCGGCAGCAGATAATCCAAACAGCGATAACGATATTGTTTGGGAATGTACAACAGTACAAGCTCAAAGATGCACAGAAAGACTAGAAACAACTTTTGGAAATGGAAATGGAGACCAAGCAGCAGATACAGCGAGTCTCAGAGATGCTTTAGCTGCTTTGTTTAGAAGTCCTACTCAAGACATAGATAATATTAAACAAAAATTAACTGATAGAGCACTATTAATGCAAAAGCAAATATATAATCAGCTTAAAAACACAGGAGGTCTAGGTTTTGATTGGGTTGCAGATGCTCTAAAAGGGTTAGATCTTAAAAAAATAGAACTAGACACATTAGACGAAAATGGAAAACCATTAAATCAAGCAAGGTTTAATTGGACAAAAACTATACCAGAAAGTTTTAGAAATATACCTATAACTGATCCAGAAACTAATCTTCCAACTACTAAATATGATTGGATAAAAAAACAAATTGATAGGGCCAATAAGACCCTAAATAACACTAGTGAGGATACTCTATCAAAAATTCTTAAAGGACTAGACAAATCAAAATTGAATCTTGACATACCAGACAAAACAGTAATTGCTCGTTTGCTCAGTAATGCTAGAAGAGCCCGTGAGCTTGCAAAGAAACTAAAAGGAGCAGGAAAATTATTAGGTCCAATTGGAGCGCTTCTGGCTGTAATTGGTGCAGGAGGGGAGGTTTTTGCTGATTTAAGCGATGGACAATTAGATAGTCTCGAACCATTAATGGACTTATTAGAGAATGAGATATCGATGGGGGGTGGATGTCGTACATTTACGAGAGATGAAAACGGAAATGCTATTTATGGAGAACCTGATCCTGATATGGAAGCTCTTATGCGTGTAATAGAGGATGCAACAAAAGAACAACCAAGGTTTAGATCTCCAAGATCTCTTGATGATGTAATAGAGGAATATTTTGGTCCAGATCCTTCTGGCCCATCTAGAAGTCGTTTTTTTATACCCAAACCTAACTCGCAATCCAATATGGATATGTATGATAGCACCATGACTATTTCATCACAAACACTTAATAATCAATTATTAAATAATAATCTTGGATCTCCGCTAAGATCATTTCCATCAATACTGGCACCTCTACCAAATCCCAATCCGTCGTCTCCATCAGCACCATACAGAGCAGTATTTGCAGATCTAGATAACATTAATACTGTTTATACTCCGAATATTAGCTGGGCAAATAGCACTGGTAACGATCTTGTTAATGGAGATGTTTACACTATATCACCCATAGGAAGAATATAATATGAATAATTCCAGCTATGTAAATTACGGACAAAGAATTCTATATAAAATTGATAGTTATAGATTTCAAATTCCAGCAAAAAGTATTCCACATATTGAAATTCAACAACTAGATACTATAACTTGGGCTCCAAAACAAGTTAAAGAAAAAGTTGATATGAACACATATTCTATTTTTAATGAGGACTTATCTCTTATAGGCTTAATAAATAAAGCTAGACCAAATATTCATAATCCTCATAATATTAGCACTAATATTGTTATTACCGCAGATACTAAAGAATCACGTCTAGGATTAACATCAAGTACCCCGTCACCAAACTCACGAAGAATGGTTTTTACACGAGGTCTTAAGAATGCAGAATAAAAAAGGGGACAGCCAATTACGGCCATCCCCATTAATGTGATTTAAGATATTTTAAAGAGATGATCAAACTGTTTGAGTATTATTTTCAGCTCCATTATCAACTACTCTAATCTTGGGTCGTCTTCCCTTTGGTTTCTTGATGCCTAGTTTTCTTCGCTGCCTACGAATCATGCTTGTTGTTACGTTTTGGCCGGTCATTTGGCTAAGCTTGGTAGCTAGTTCATCATCACTAAGAAGCTTTTGATTCTCATTAATAAACTTCAATTCGGCTTCTGTCCACTTCTTATAATTAGCCATAAATCTGGTTCCTTTTGGTGTAATATTGACTAAAGACTCAAATGCTCTATTATATTATAGATTGACAAGTTTCGTGCAAGGAGAAAATATGATAAATCCTGAAATTAAGATAACGGGCTCAGTTCTACAAGTAAAAGCAGTTGGTGAGGCTCAGGACGTATCAGCCGACTTTGATTGCATCCCCACCAAAAGCATAGCAGAACTACTAGATGGCAAACAACAAGAAGAAAAAAATAAAATTAACGACGAAGAAGAAACAGAAGATTAATTTATACGGAGTTCCAGAACAAGAGTTTTTAACTGTCTTAGATAATATCAGTCGTAGATTAGCTAATAAATTTAAATTTGGATATCATGATTTTGATGATATGAAACAGCAAGCAGCAATTTTTGCTTTGGAAGGATTAGAAAAATACGACCACCAAAGACCCTTAGAAAATTTTCTGTGGACCCATGTAAGAAATCGTTTGTTTAACTACAAAAGAAATAACTACCAAAGGCCAGACAAGCCATGTTTAACTTGTCCGTTTTTTGATAAGGGTTATAAATGTTCTTCCAATCAATGCTCAAAGTTTAACAATAAAGACGAATGCTCATTATATGCAGCTTGGGCAAGTCGTAATGATTCTAAGAAAAATATTATGCAGCCTTCCTATATTAGCGATCATGAAAACCTTAATAATAGCTTAGTAAAAGATGAGCTTTTTAATAGTGTCCAAAATAATGAGATTGTGAAATTTTTAGATCAAACCATTCAGTCAGAGTATCGTGAAACATATCTAAAATTGAAACATGGAATTAAAATACCCAAACAGCAACTTAATAAACTTAAGAAACATATTTCTGAACTATTAAAGGAAAACCAATGGAACCTAGAAAATCACCAAGAAAACGAGGACAATTAAGTCTTGATGAGGAAAAATTTATAAGAGACAATTTCGGTAAATTATCTATTTCAGAAATTGCCGACTCTTTGAACAGAAATTCTCCTCCAATCCAAAGATACATAGACGAAAATCGATTAGCTGTTTCTGATGAAGATAAAAATGATAATGAAACACTAAGAAGAAAACTCCATTCTAAAACCTTCTGGCAAGAGATTATCAGACAGTTTGACGAAGATACTGGAGAACTATTATATTTTGAAGACACCTGGATAGGATTAATAAAACAGTTTAGAGAAGACGTTTTACCAGCAGAAGAACTTCAGATCAAACAGTTTATAACCATAGATATTTTGATTAATCGAAGCATGAAAGAAAGAAAACGACACATAGCAGAAACAGAGAAGCTGCAAAGACAAGTAGATAAAGAGTATGAAAAAACAGAAATCGATAGAGACATTCCGAAACTTGCTAACTTAGAAACACAACTGAGCTTTGCTCGCAATAGCATTGCGAATTATACCAATGAATATACCAAACTATTAAACGAGCAGCAAAAGATTAGTAAGGATTTGAAGGCCACCAGAGAGCAAAGAATTAAAAGAATCGAGGACGGGAAAAGCAGCTGGGTAGGATTGATACGAATGTTAGAGGATGAAGAAGTTAGAGAAAAGGAAGGACGCGAGATGGAAATTCTATCTATGGCCACGGACAAATATAGAGAAAAGCTTGAATCATATCATTCTTATGAAGATAAGCTTTTGGACAAGCCATTTTTAACACCAGATAGCGTAGAGGACTAATAATGACAAAGACGGCACTAATTACCGGAATAACAGGACAGGATGGATCTTATCTAGCAGATTTTCTTGTAGAAAAAAACTACAAGGTTGTTGGACTACATCGAAGAAGCAGTGTTAATAACTTTGAAAGAATAAAACACCTAATTGATAATCCTAAATTCTCGCTAGAAGAATTCGATATCACAGACCCCAGCGGATGCGTTAGAGTATGTGAAAAATACCACCCAGAAGAGTTTTACAACTTAGCTGCTCAAAGTCATGTTGGAACTAGTTTCAAGCAACCTTCAACTACTCTAGAAATTAATACTATAGGAGTGGTGAATTTATTGGAAGCACTCAGGATCATATCTCCATCTACCAGATTTTATCAAGCTAGCACTAGCGAAATGTTTGGGGCGAACTCAACAAAAGAATGGTCAGAAGCTAATCAAAGAATGGAGCAGTATCAAAACGAAGAAACTCCTTTTGCTCCTCAAAGTCCATATGCAGTAGCAAAGTTAGCTAGTCACAGAATGGTTCATATCTATAGAGAATCCTATGGACTATTTGCTTGTTGTGGCATTTTATTTAATCATGAAAGTCCACGAAGGGGCGAAAATTTTGTAACCCGTAAAATTACTAAATACTTGGGAGAATTAACTAATGGATTTTTAAGCCAAGATAAATATGTTTCTTTAAAATTAGGAAATATTAATGCTTATCGAGATTGGGGTCACGCAAAAGATTTTGTCCGAGCCATGCATCTTATGCTGCAACAAGATCGCCCACAAGACTATGTTATAGCCACAGGAGAGACCAATAGCGTAAAAGACTTCTTATATCATAGTTTTAAATTATTTGATTTAAATTATGAAGACCATATTGAAATAGATCCTTCTTTATACCGACCATCAGAAGTTGAGTATCTGAAAGGAGATTCTTCTAAAGCTCAAAGCTCTTTAGGATGGAGTCCAGAAATAACCTTTAGGGATTTGGTCATAGACATGGTGTATTCAGATTTTGAACTGGCTAATCAGAAGGCCAGAAATCTTAATAGTTTTTCCGGACCACCTCCAGGAATAGTTCATGTTTAGAAATTTTGGAGATCCCCAATATAAAAAGTGGCGTAAAGCAGTTTACGAAAGAGACAATTATAAGTGTCAATGGCCAAATTGCACTATGAAAAAAAGAATTAATGCTCATCATATTAAAACTTGGGCCGGATTTCCAGGACTAAGATTTGACGTTAATAATGGAATAACGTTGTGTAAATATCATCATGATCTTATTAAAGGTATGGAAGAAGATTATAGTCTAAGCTTTTTAAAAATAGTATTATCTAAAAATCAAAGGAAGCAATCATGATATCACTACAGTCCCCTGTTATTTTATTTCCTCCTGCATTCACAAATGAAAAAAATCAAATAGTTAATCCAAATCCAATAATTCTTAGCCATCTTGATGTTTCTTATGTTGATACTCCCATGAAGAAAAACGTATCAGCACATATTAATGGTTTACCAGGATCCTTCTCTCTATTTTCTGGTTCAGAATATGATTCTATTGGAGATTGGACTCAAGAACAGGCTGAAACCAGACTAAGATCCCATATTGGACAAACGCCAGAAGAAATACAAAAAACTTTGCAAAGCATATTTCCTCAAACATTAGAACAAAATCCAAATGGTCCGGGATCTATTTTAACAGGCATGATTAGCTCTCTTGGAATTAAAAGCTCAGCCGATTGTTCTTGTCGTCGCCATGCTATTGAAATGAATCAACGTGGACCAGACTGGTGCGAAGAAAATATAACAACTATTTTAAGCTGGTTGAAAGAAGAAAGCCATAAGAGAAATCTTCCATATATTGAGATAGTAGCCAAAGCCATGGTTCAAAGAGCGATTAATAAATCTCGCAGGCTTTTAGAGAAAGAGAAACAGAATGAGCAAACACGATGATTTTACTATCATTATAGACACCAGAGAACAACAACCCTGGTCTTTTGAGCACTATACCACAGCTACCAGAAAGCTAGATACTGGAGATTATAGTATTGAAGGCTTAGAAGATATTGTTTGTATAGAGAGAAAGAAAAGTGTGGGCGAAGTAGCAAATAATATCACAGAATCAAGATTTATAGATGTTATTGATAGAATGAGCAAGTATAAGTACGCATTCTTGCTACTTGAGTTCGATCTTGCACAAATATTAAGCTATCCCGTAGGTTCTAATCTTCCTCGAAGACTTTGGGATAAAGTGAAAATATCTCCAGCATTTATAGTTAAACATATTTTAGAACTTCAACTTAATCATAATATCAAAGTGTTATTTTGTGGTTCTTCATCTGATGCAGAAAAAATGGCAGAATACATTCTAAAAAAGGTTCATTATATTGAGCGAGTCAAATAAAAAAACGTTCGATGATGCTTGGCTCGGTCTGGGCGATTTATCTGAGCTTTCAATACTAAAAAATCCTATGATTAATAGGAGTAAATTAGATATTGAAAATCCAGATTTGCACTTAATGAAAATATTAAGAAATCCTAAATACATAGGGGCCACTTGTAAACTATTATTTAATATTGAATTACATCCTATACAAATGGCTATATTACAAGAATTTTGGATACGATCATTTCCAATGTATATTGCTAGTCGTGGTTGGGGTAAGTCATTTTTACTAGCTTTATATTGTGTATTAAGATGTGCTTTTTTCCCAGGAACCAAGATCGTTGTTGTTGGCGCTGCATTTAGACAGAGTAAGATTATTTTCGAATATATGGAAACAATATGGCGTAGCAGTCCAATTCTTAGAAGTATTTTTAGTGGCAACGATGACGGACCAAGACGAGACGTTGATAGATGCACCATGAGACTTGGAGATAGTTGGACTATTGCTATCCCAATGGGCGACGGCAGCAAGATTAGAGGATTAAGAGCACATATTATTATCGCGGACGAATTTGCATCCATAAGTCCAGATATTTATGAAACTGTAGTCTCAGGGTTCGCTGCGGTATCTGCAACTCCTATTCAAAACGTCAAAGAACAAGCTAAGAGACTAGCAATGACAGAGGCTGGATTATGGAATGAAGAATTAGAAACCCTCAACACAAAAATGGGTAATCAGGCGATTATATCTGGAACAGCAGATTATGCTTTCAAGCATTTCGCGGCATACTGGAGAAGATATAAGGGGATTATTGAAAGCCAGGGAGATACCAGAAAACTAGAAGAATTATTTAAAGGAGAAATACCGTCTAACTTTAACTGGAAAGACTATAGTATTATTAGAATTCCTTACGAACTGATTCCAAAAGGCTTCATGGATGATAAACAGGTGTCAAGAGCTAAAGCAACTATTCATACTGGCATTTATAATATGGAATATGCTGCTTGTTTCGTGACAGACAGCGAAGGCTTTTTTAAGCGATCACTGATAGAGAATTGTGTTACATCAGATACTAAGCCAATAATAATTGGTGGTAGAACCATCCTCTTTGAAGCTGTTACCTCAGGAAACGCTAATTGTCAATATGTCTATGGTATTGATCCAGCCTCAGAACAAGATAATTTTAGTATTATTATTTTAGAACTACATCCAGATCATAACAGAATTGTTTATTGTTGGACTACAAACAGAACTAATTTTAAAGAGAGACAAAAAACAGGACTAATTCAAGAGCATGATTTTTATGGATTCTGTTGCAGAAAAATAAGAAATCTCATGAAAGTTTTTCCTTGTGCTAGAATTGTTCTTGACGCTCAGGGTGGTGGAGTATCTATCGAAGAGGCTTTGCATGATCCTTCAAAATTAGAAGAAGGAGAACATTTAATTTGGCCAGTTATAGACCCAGACAAGAGCAGAGACACAGACGATCAACAAGGATTACACTTAATAGAATTAATTCAGTTTGCTAAGGCTGATTGGACAGCACAGGCTAATCATGGATTAAGAAAAGACTTAGAGGATAAGGTTCTACTATTCCCAAGATTTGATGCAATCACTTTAGGTTTAGCTTTAGACAAAGAAGGCAAGGATATCTTAGATTCAAATTTAAGTCCAATATATGATAGTGTTAGCGAATGTATTCTAGAAATAGAAGAACTCAAGAATGAATTAACGACTATTGTAATGACACAAACTAGCACGGGTCCTAATGCTAGAGATAGATGGGATACTCCAGAAGTAAAGTTACCAAACGGTAAAAAAGGAAGATTACGCAAAGACCGCTACAGTTCATTAGTTATGGCAAACATGGCAGCAAGACAACAGCAGAGAGCACTACAACCAGTACAGTATGATATTATAGGTGGTAATCTAAAAGATGTTGTAGACAATAAGGGTAATTTATACAAAGGACCAGAATGGTTTACATCACAGGTTAATGAAGATATATACACAGGAATTTATAGACAATAGTGTATTAAACTTTATAATACTAATGCATTCACATTATATTCCCATCGTCCTTTTTAAAAAATAATTATGGCTAAAAAACAACCAAAGAATCCAATTATTCAAGACGCAGCACCCCGTGTTCCAGAACAAGCTTATGTTACTTGGGGGGATGACATAGCAAGTAAACAGCAGGCTCTAGATACTTCATCAGAATCTCTTGATGAGTTTACATTAGTTCAAAGAGCACAAGCTGGTAGATTTTACCGAGTGGATTATTCTAATTTAGATGGCCAAACTAGCGGTAGACCAGGATTAACAAGATCAGACTATGACTTCTTTCGCCCAGACGAAGCAGTACCAAAACGCATCAAGGAGATTATTCGTAGGGCTGATGAGATTTATCAGAAGGTAGGTTTGGTTAAAAACGTTATTGACTTAATGGGTGACTTTGCATCTCAAGGAATTAGACTAACTCATAAAAATAAAAGAATAGAAAGATTCTATAGAAGATGGTTTAAGAAAATAGGAGGCAAAGAAAGAAGCGAAAGATTACTTAATAATGTATATAGAACAGGTAATGTTGTTATACATAGACAAACAGGAAAAATTAGTCTAAAAGCCACCGAGCAACTATACAAAGCCAATGCTTCTCCTGATCTTGACATTAATGATATTAATAATATTCAAGCAGACAAAAGAGAAATTCCTTGGAGATATACTTTTATTGATCCTACTTTTGTTGAGGTTTCGGCAGGAGCTTTATCTTCATTCGTAACAAATAAAAGATATGAACTAATTTTACCAGCAGTTTTAAGAAAGACTATTAACTCTCCCCAGAACGATGCAGAGAGAGCCATTATAAATGAGCTACCAGCACAGATCATTGAAGCAGCTAAAACTAAAATAGCATATCCATTAGATCCAGACAAAACCCTGGTATTTCACTACAAAAAAGACGATTGGCAGAGTTGGGCTTATCCGATGGTTTACTCTATCATGGACGATATTACAGTTATAGAAAAACTAAAATTAGCAGATATGGCAGCTCTTGATGGGGCTATTTCTAATATTCGTATTTTTAAGCTTGGAAGTCTAGAACATAAGATTGCTCCTACCAGAGCAGCCACAGCAAAACTAGCTAGTATTTTAGGTAATAATGTTGGTGGTGGTACAATGGATTTAGTTTGGGGTCCAGATATTGAACTAATAGAATCTAAAACTTCTGTTCATCAATTTCTTGGTGAGGGTAAATATATTCCACACTTAAATTCAGTTTATGCTGGTTTAGGAATTCCTCCAACTCTTACAGGAACATTTGGTGCTGCTGGAACTACTAATAATTTTATCTCCCTAAAAACATTAACACAAAGACTTCAATATGGTAGAGAATTATTAATTTCATTCTGGGAACAGGAAATGGAATTAGTACAGAAGGCTATGGGTTTTAAATATTCAGCTAAACTAGAATTCGATAGAATGGATCTTAGTAACGAAGATTCTGAAAAAGCATTATTGATCCAACTTGCAGATAGAAATCTTATTAGCGATGAATTACTACAAGTTAAGTTTGGTCTCGATCCAGATATGGAAAAGACTAGACTCAATAGAGAAACAAGAGAAAGAGCATCTGAAAGAATGGTTCCAAAAGCTGGTCCATGGAATGATCCACAGGTTGAAAACGCTCTTAAGAAAATAGCTTTACAAACAGGAATTGTAGCTCCTAGTCAAGTTGGTCTTGAGTTAGAGAAAAAGAAGAGTGGTGAAAAAACAGCTATTGAGCAAAAAACTTCTCAGCCAGGTTTTTCAACGAAGTTGGCAAATGATTCTCCGGAATCATTGCCAGGAATACCCGGACAAGGCAGACCAAAACTAAGTAAAGATTCTACATCAAGGAAAAGCAGAAAGTTCTCTCCTCAGACCGGAGCTAATCTAATGCTTTGGGCCAATGAAGCACAAGAAAAGATAAACGAAATTATCAATCCAATCTTATTAGACTTCTATAATAAAAAGAATTTGAGAAGTTTATCTAAAGCTGAATCCAGAGAGATAGATGCTATCAAGACTAAAGTACTATTCAGTCTCCAACCTAACTGCACAATAGATAGTTCCATGATAGATAAAGTGTTTGCAAATATACAGTCAAATGACCATATGACCGTAATAAGCTCATACAATAACTGGCTAAAACCAATAAAGACCCAGATTAATAGAGATTTAACTGTTGAAGAGATTAAACAACTTAAATCGTCTTTCTATTCTATGGTGTATAATTCATTACTCCAAAACTAAAACCAGAGGTTTAATATGCATATTTTTGAACAAGAAATAAAAGATGGACTAGAAGAAAAACTCAAGTCCACTGCATCAATCTCTTATGCTTGCGCTGTTGAACCTTCAAATAAAACTAATCACAATATTAAACACGTTAAAAGCCTTGCTTCATTAGATGATAGCGATTTGTATTATGTACAATCCATATTAGTAACATCTAATTGGAATAAAAATGACGATATTTTCGATAAAAATGAAGTTTGGGCAGCCAAAAATACCCCAGAAGACAAACCAACAAATCTTAATCATGACGAAAGAACTATTGTTGGTCACATAACTTCTAATTGGCCAATAACAGACGACGGAGTATTAATTGACGAAAATACCCCAGTAGAAAATCTACCAGAAAAATTTCATATTTTAACTGGCTCAGTTGTTTATAAAGGATTTTCTTCTGAAGATCTAATGGAAAGAACTAGCAATCTAATTGCTCAAATAGAATCTGGCGAAAAATATGTTAGCATGGAATGCTTTTTTAAGGGTTTTGATTATGGTTTACTTAATAAGTCTACCTCAGAATTTAAAGTTTTAAGCAGAAATGAAGAAACAGCATTTCTTACTAAGTATTTAAGATCATATGGTGGATTAGGTGAGCATGACAACTATAAAATTGGAAGAGTTTTAAGAAATATAACCTTTTCAGGCAAGGGATTTGTTGACAAACCAGCAAATCCAGATAGTATAATATTTACAAAAGATAATACAATTAAAACATCAGTTAGTAAGTTAACAGAAAATTTTGCAAATTTATCAAATATAGGTGTATCAAATATTCAGTCAACCTTAAATGTGGAGAAAAACATTATGAGTTTAAATGAAACACAAGCAGAAGTAGTTGCAGAGGTCACAGAAGCCGCTGAAATTATCAGTACTGAACAAGTTGCAACTACTGAAACAACCGTTACAGAGGCCAGTTCAGAAGTCAGTGTTGAGTTACTAACTCAGAAGATCGCTGAACTAGAGACCCAGGTTGCTGCTCAAATCGAAATTATTGAAGCTGCTAAAGAAGAGACAAAAGCAGTAGATAACAAGAGAGAAGAAGAAGCAGAAGCAGCTAAAAAGAAAATGAAAGAAGACATGGACGCTAAAGACGAAGAAATGAAAAAAGTCAAAAGCGAACTTGATGCTGCTCTAGAAGCTATTGCTGGATATAAGATGAAAGAAGAAGAAATGGTTAAGAAAGAAAAGAAACTAAAAAGAAAAGCTTCTCTAGTAGATAATGGTTTTGATGCTGAATCAGCAGAAACCGTTGTAGAAAAATTTGAAACTATGGCCGATGATGCTTTTGATGCCATGACTAGTTTATTTGCTGGCAAAATGCCACCATGGTTGGAAAAGATTAAAAAGGGTGATGATGATGAAGAAGATAAGAAAGCTAAGGAAAAGAAAAAAGCATCAGAAAATTCTGCTGATCCAGAGGTATTAGACACAGTTGAAGTTGAAGCAGAAGTAAACCTTGGTATTGGAGGAGACGCTGATTTATCAGCTGATACCACCAGAGCAGAATTAGTAGAATTTGTTAGTAGCAGATTAGGCAAGAAATAACATATACTTTTACAGGGAGAAACTGAAATGGCTCTAAAACCCGACCGTATCGAAGCTCACACAGATATTTCATTTTTCATGAACACAGTTGCAGAAAGAGGCGGTGTAGCTTCTATTGTAACCGGTGGCGCTGGAGTTGCTATGGATGATGCCAACGCTGTTGTTGGTTATGCCGCAGTAGCCTCAGGTGCTGTTCCAGTTGGAGTTCTATTAAACGATGTTGTTAACATTGATTTAACTAGACAGCACATCAATTGGTATAAAGATGAGGTTCAGCTTGGTGGTAAAGTTACCCTACTCCGTCAGGGGCAGGTTACTACCAATATGATTGTAAGTGGTAATACCCCAGCAGCAGGTAGTGGTTGTTATGTAGGCGCTAACGGCTTACTTAGCACATCTAGTACCAACGCTGTCAGAATTGGTTCATTCCTTGGTAGTAAAGACGCCGACGGTTACGCTAAAGTAGATGTCAACATTACTTGAAAAAACAAAGGGAGAGCAAAAAAAATGTCAGCTAACACAACTAAATTTCAACCAACACCAGAAGTAACAGACCTCTTAGTTCGTTCTGGTTCCGCTAACAGAGAGGTAGCTTTAGCAGCTAATAGAGAGTTTGCTAAGGCTCTTGAGTTACCACTTCGTCAAGGCCTATTAAGTGGCAACATTCTAGATAACATTTTCGAGCCAATCCAATTGGCCCAAAGTGCTACTCCAGAATTTCCACTCGATTTTATTGCCCCAGGTACAGAAAAGGACTTCGTAGCCTATACTGTACCAAATCATGGCTACATTCCAGAGCGTCATGTTGAGAGCGATTACGTCATGGTTCCAACCTATGACATCGGCGCCTCAATCGACTATCTCTTGAAGTATGCTCGTGATGCTCGTTGGGACGTTGTTGGTCGTGCCATGGAAGTTCTAGAAGCTTCTTTCGTTAAGAAGATGAACGACGATGGCTGGCACACACTATTAGCCGCTGCTGTTGATCGCAACATTGTTGTGTATGACAGTGACGCTAATGCCAACCAGTTCACAAAGCGTCTTGTTAGTCTTATGAAGACAGTTATGCGCAGAAACGGTGGTGGTAACTCCGCCAGTAATAACCGTGGTATCCTAACTGATCTTTATGTCTCACCAGAAGCTATGGAAGATATCCGCAACTGGGGTATTGATATCGTTGACGAAATTACTCGTCGTGAGATCTATACAGCAGCTGACGGAACTCTCAACAGAGTTTTCGGTGTTAATCTTCATGATCGTGACGAACTAGGTGTTGGTCAAGAATATCAACTATTCTACACCAGTACCCTAAGTGGCACACTACCAAGCGGTAAGGGCGAAGTAGTTGTTGGTCTCGATCTTCGCAAGAGAGACAGTTTCATAATGCCAGTTCGCCAAGAAGTTCAGATCTTCGAGGACGAGACACTACATCGTCAGAAGAGAGCTGGTTTCTACGGTTGGGCCGAGCAAGGCTTTGCTGTTCTAGATAATCGTAGAGTGCTACTTGGCGCCCTATAATATCTATACTACATAATGTTAGAAAAAGAGAAGGCTGGCCTTGCGCCGGCCTTTTTTTTTAGGTGTATTACATTATACATAATAAAATACTCATCCTTTTATAAGGTGTTATACCATGCCTGCAAGCAAATACGATTTTTCTATAGAGCAGGGGACTTCCTTTAAGCTGGCATTAACATATAAAGACGCTAACAGTATCCCTATTAATATTACCAATTGGTGTGCTAGGCTAGTCTGGACCACAGACGATGGAGCTACTCAGGTTTTCTCTACCACTAATATTGATTATTCTGTATATAAATTCTCTATTGTTGGAGTAGATGGCAAACTATTGCTACAGATGCCTGCTCGTACTACCAATCTTTTTCTTTTTAATAAAGCCAAGTATGATCTTGAGCTAGAAAGTCCAGACAATATGTATACTGGAGGTGGTAAAGAGACGATTAGACTAATATTTGGAACAGTTAAAATTATCCATAGATTTAGCGAAGACAACACCCTATTGGATTGCCAAACATGAATGATTTTATAGTGGTTATTGAAACTCCAGACTCTAATATCATATCCATAGAAACTGGATTTATAGACAATATAGGAGTAGTGGAAATTGAGAGACAATTAAGTCCTAGTGTAAATATATTAGGACCCAATACAGTTGTTAATGTAAGCGATTTGCTAGAAATACCATTCAGTAGAGTAACCGGAACTTTGGACGTATCTAGACTTAGTGGGCTAGACAATTATTTAAATCACTACAATTTTGATTGCGGCACCCCCTAGAATCACCAATATTTAAGCATAAACGGAGAATAAAATGCCAGCCTTAACTACCATTCAGCTAAGAAGAGGATCCTCAAGCCAATGGGCGGCTTCTATCAATCCTTTATCTCAAGGAGAGTTAGGACTAGATACCACAATTAATAAGATCAAAATAGGTAATGGTACTAATTTATGGTCTAGTTTACCTTGGGCAAATATTATGGGTGCTGATCTCATAGGAACAAGTGGCATAAACATAGCCTATGCTTCACCTTCTGGAACTGTAACAGTGTCGGTTACTGGACTAAGTTCTAGTTATTTAAGTGATTTCAATAGTGCTGTTAGTGGTTTATTACCAGTTAAAAATATTATAGCTGGTACTAATATTGCAGTTAGTGGGGATAATGGAACTTTTACAATATCTAGCAATGGATTAGACACCAATACTGTAAAAGATGTTATAGGAGCTACTATTATTGGTGTTAGTGGTATTAGAGCAAGTTATGACAATACTGGTAAAGTAGAAACTATCTCTGTTACTGGATTAAGTAGTTCTTATATTGGA